AATCTGGGTCTCCTTTTGAGTTAGGTTTTGTGTCTAAAGTAGCAATTCCGTCTACTAGCTTTTTTAGCTCTGTAACTACAACTATACCAGTATTAGCCATTAAAAATAATTTTACACAAAGTTACTAATTTTTGAGACTCGCTTCTTTTAGTAAGCCATAGTATTGATAGGAGCATTTTTTTTCATCTAGCTTCAAATCTGAAGCAAACGGATCGTTATGTATGTAAGCTCCTTTGTAGAACATTCCTGTGTGTGAGGAGGTAACACCAGCGTTGTGATATATAGAACAATGATCCCATCTTTTTATAGGATCTGTTGCCCAACAAAAGTCCATATCTGGATGTATTCTTGTCTCTATACCCCTCATCCAAGCCATCCATAATGTAGCCCACATTTCGGCAGTCCAAACCTGTAACATGTGATAGTTAGGGTCTGCTTTCTTTTTAGCCTTCTCATATACATTTGTCATCTTGTAAAGCTTAACGCCCATACTGTAACAGTCGTACCAGAATTTTGCGTCTACATTTTTGACAATATATTGCGCTCCTCCAGAATTATCTTCATTTTTCTTGACAGTATCTTCATCAATGCCTGTTGTAATGAGCATAGTTTCTAAGGTATCCCTACCCTTAGACATAATATAATTATATCCTAAGTAGCTTTTAGTGTCGCTTAGATACCAGATATCGTCATTACATAAATGATCTAGACTAGGATTTTTAGTAAAAGCGATATCAGAATCATGAAAAAAAACGGAATCATTTCTCGTTTCAGGAAATTGCTCATAGTATCTAAATAACAAATAATGTTTTATGCTTGGTATGTAAGACTTATCAGGCCTACCATCTTTATACCTGTGTATAGATATACCAGGGTACTTGCCTTCTAAATGTGAAAACCATTGTTTAGGTTGGTTGGGTAAAACAGATGCCAATATATGAACATCTCTCATTTCTATGCCTGCTTTTTGAAAAGAATAAAGCATGACATCTAGTTGCCAAGAGAAATAATGATTCTCTGGTTGAGCACATATATATTTCATTTTAATTCAATTAACTACAAGGCGTACACATTGAAGAGAAGCTCGATCCACTCCAGTAACTATACTCATTATTCTTGGTATAGTATCCTGTTGATGCATAACCACTTGTATCTCCTGTGTAACAAGCACTAGCGACTTGATATACTTTAGACGAACTACACCAGTTAGAATTATCAGTATAAACAACTACGTAACTTCCTTCACAAACGCTAGTTGAACTATAGTACACCCCATGAGCATAACAAGGTGCGTTAGTAGGCGTTGGAGCTGTTGGCGCTGGAGTAGTTGGTGCTGGCGTTGGTGACGGTGCTGGCGTTTCTGTTGGCGCTGGTGTTGTCGGTGCAGGAGTTGTAGGTGCAGGTGTAGCACATGTTGTATCAACTCCGACAGTACAAGTTATAGTTGTTCCTGAGTTAGTCCAATATGGGTCGCTTACATAGAAAGATGCACTAACACTTGCAGTTCCGCTATTTGGCGTAGCACTAGTTGGACTATAAGAAACTAATGTTTGATCGCTAAATCTAGCTGATACATCAATTGCTCCTGAATTACAATCAAAGCTAGTTACAAACCAATATGAACCATGAGTACCACAACTGTATGTACTACAATTAGTTGTACATACTGGTGGTGGGTTTGTTGGTGTAGGAGCAACAGGAACTGGTGCATTAGTAGGTGTTGGAGCTACAGGTGGTGGTGATGTAGGCGCAGGGGTCGGATTAGGAGATGCTGCTGTTGGCGCTGGAGTTGTTGGAGCAGGGGTTGGAGCTGGTGTAGGCGCTACAGTAGGAGCAGGAGTTGGAATTGGAACGACCGCTTGTTCACAATAATACTTGTTTACAACCCAAGAAACATTACCTTTCTCACAATAGTAATCATCTTCTCTCCACTCAATAACAGGGTCTTTTACATTTATTACATATAAATCATTATAAGGATCATATCCTCCAATAACCTGAGAGTTAGCTGTGTCTCCAACATTTTCTCTGAACCAGTCCTTCATTCCATATTCAGAAATCTCTTCTAAACCATTACTATCCAGTCTAACAACAGTTCCTCTCTTACTGTCTGTGAAAAATATGTCATTATACCATTTAGCAAAAGAAGATGGCGATTTTGATATTCCATATTCTCCTATATAAGGAACTTGTGTTCCTAATACATCTTCGGTTGAACCAACATTTCCAGTTCCGTCTGCATTATATAAAACAGACTTTTCGAACATAATTTTACTAACCTTGTTCTCTTGGAAAACAATCAGGTCTGTATCTCTTGAAGATATTTTTTCAATAGACCCATATTTATCATCTATATCCCTAAAGTTAGATAAAGACAAATTAAATTCGTTAAGTCCATTGTAATTTGTAGATTGCTCATATCGACCACCATATGTTAATGAGGCTATTCTCTTATTTTGACGATAGCCTTCGTAGCTAATCAAAGGTCTTGCATTGTGCAACAATTCTTTTGCGTTAAAAGCATCTTTGTACTTATAACTTTCTATGGGTCCACCCCAAGTAAATGCGTTGAAGAAATCTAAAGTAACTAAAGCTGCTCTTCCTTCTGCTTGATCTCTATCTCCATTTGAGCCCTTATGATATCCTTGCTCCGTTATATCATATGTTTCTCCTATTTCATGAAAAGTATCATCATTTAATACTTTAGGCTTTGTTTCAAAAACAAGTAGAGAATCTCCTCTATCCTTCAGAACCATATTCCAGCTAGCCTCACAAAATACATTTGCCGACAAACCGTCAAGTATGCCTCCAAGCCAAGTGTGATCTCCTGATCCAATAAGATCTGCTAATCCTGCGTCTTGTGAATTTTGAGAATCTATGATCATGCACAAGGGGTCAGATGCGTTGTTTGTCACCTGAAAAGTTCTCCCTAATTCAGTTCCTGTATCTGTGACAACACCTCTTCTCCATTTAATCTTAGATTCAGGAATCTTTATGGTCATTTCTTCCTTCATCTGCTCATGCCAAAACTCCTCTATGTTTGGATAATATTTGCTTGAAAGAATGCTGGACGAAAATATATTAAAATAATCCGATCTTCTTTCATTGAAAGTCAATCTCAACGTACTTCCTGGACCAACCTCTCTGTTATCTTCTGGGCCCACTAATACAACTTGAGCAAACTTTTCTTCATCGTATGAGGTTATTGGGTTTCTAGCATTTACAGTCCATCTTTCACCTAAAGAATGACCTGTAGATGCGTTAAATGAAATTCCAAGTCCATCTTGAAGCGAGTAACTTTGATTCATCAAAAGATTCTCTGTCCATGGTCCTGTTCCATTTTCATCGGTTACCCTCCATTTAAAAGTATCAGTCGTTCCAATTGAATCAACCTCAATTTCGAATCTTTGATCCGTAGATCCACTAGGTGTTCCTGTAATAGACATGTCGTTCAAAGATGAGCCTGCAACCTGATAATAAAAAGGCCCTTCAAAATATCTTACTGTCTGTTCGTTTGTGATCCTATTGCTAAGCTGACCTGTTTTTCTTCTTGAGTTGTCCTCGTCTCTACTTGTTTTCTTAAAATAACCTGCATCACTAATGCTATATCCTGAAGGCTTTAACTTCATATAGGTTCCCTCTTCCTGCAAAATTTCACCTATACCAGCAGATCCTGAAGTATCAAGAAAGTTTCTATCTTTTTGTCCAAACTCTAGAACTTTTGTTTCTACATAATTATCTTTTTTCCCTGATGTATCAGATTTTACAACAAGAAAATCACCTTCTTTAAACTTATCCAAATCAGCCTTCTCTACCTTAACCCAAGCAAAATCAGAGTCAGTAAAAAATATTACAGGAGTTACTGTTTCATACTGGCTTTCATTTTCTTTTAAGAATAATCTATAATGCTTTGCCCATTTAGGTGCAATATTTTTTATTGTTAATTGAAGTTTATTTTTTCTATCAGAATATCCAACTGGTATTTTTACAGCATTATTTTCGCAAGTCATTACCGTAGACATTCTTCCATATTCATCGAGGTAAACAATGCCTGCCTCATAACTTCGGTTACTCTTTATTGTTCTAGTTGGGTTAGAGAAAGGAACAAACGTAGAGAGGTGGTTCAAAGTGAAATCGAAGTTTATCTCTTCATTATTCACGTCAACCATATCGTAGTTTTCCGTGTAGTTTGCGTAAATGAGCCTATTTCCAATAATATCTTGTGTTTCGGCTTTTAATGGGACATTGTCAAATAGCCTAGTGCTTTCGTCAGAAGGAAGCACAGTATATATCTTGCTGTTTTTAAATGAAAAAGTATAGTCTGAGTTATCTGACAACTTTAACTTGCTTTTTTTAAAATTTTCTATCAAAAATATTCTTGACGAATCAGACTCTCTAAAACACAAATCAATCGAAACAACATTAGAGCCTCCTGTCTCAAAAGTTACATTTGCTTGATTGTATTGGTTTTTCATTGACTCATTAGTAGCCTCATCATAGTTGTAGAAAAACTCTCTTGCATCAAATGCATATTCACTGAAAGGCCCAAGGCTACTAACCTCGCCATCAAGATATTTGTATCTGTAAGCAAACTGTATAAATTTATCAGTCAAGAAATTCTCTTCACTGTTTCCAGTATTCACCAATTCAATCTCAGGCTGCCTTATGGGAGGTTTTACGATAACATTTATGTCGTCTTGTGTAAATCCGTTTTCAGAGTAAGTTTTTGCTCTTTGTATATTTATTTTTCTAGGTGGATTAAAGCCATCTGTCCAAAACAAAAAGTCCCTATCATTATCAGTGTCGTTAAGTATGTTTGCACTGTGTATTTTATTAAACCTTTGAAAATTTAGTACATTTTCACCTTCAGGTCTAGTGTCTGATAAAACAAAAGAGCTTGTTCCAGAAACATTATCGTATTCGCAAATATAAGAAGCAGAGGAAGTAACAACAAACCAATAAATTCTATTGTTTGCGTCATCTGCTATAGAACCTATAGTTTCTGGATTACTTCCTGAATAAGACAACAGTTGTCCAGCTAATCTGTTTGATTTAGCATTTTTTAAAACGCCTGTATCAGCATCTACAACGCTAGAAACCAAAACATTTTCAGCATGAATATACTCGTCATTTTTTAACAAGCGTTCATCCGCATCTTTATTCATGCGACCAGAAAGGAATACGTTTTGTAGCTTCATTACTTAATCCACTTGTTTCTACCTTTCAGGCTTTGTACAAGGTCATCTAAATTAATATTCATCAATCTAATTTTTGCATTTCTGAGTTTTGCGCTAGCTTCTTTTTTTGCTCTTCTAACAATATACTCTTGAACGCCATATTTTCTATCTAAAACTTGTGCCTGAATATAGCTATAAATAAAATCTTCAGCAAGTTTATGTACTCTCAATGTTGCATCGTCATTTGTAAACATACCATCAGATATATATTGTATGATGACTAAGTCGCCATCTTGTAAATGTGAGCTAAATCTGATGTATCCTGATTTTTTTTCTACAATGTATGTTCCGTTCTTGTTTGCGCTAGATGTATCCATTCCAAATCTACCGCCTGTGTGTTCAGCTTCTAAGGTGTCATAATCAATAGAGTCCTGCTTACTAATGTAAGACCTTTGCTCTGCCAGGGAGTCTGCTTCTTGCAAATCTCCATCTTGATTAAAAATAAAGTTTCCGTTTTCATCTTGCAGATAACCCTTAGCTTGAGACATGTTTTTATTTTGAGTTAGCGGATGCAATCTACCACTATCATCAACCCAAGACACCTTTGTTAATTGCACAAAATCTTCTGGCATAACAACTCTTAGTGTTTCAGATAATTCTACCTCGATGCTTTCCTCTAACTTGAGAGCGCTATAATTAAGCTCTTGTAAGGCTCTTTTTGCATGATGCACAACCTGATAACGCTGCACATCATTAACGATTTTATCGTCCCCAACATTCATTAACATGAAGTTGTTCACTATATCTTTTAGCAGAACATATTGATATTCTCCATGTCTCGCTACGTCATCGTAATATTGTTGTGAGCTCATTTATTATGTAAGATTTTCTTTTTCGTACTCCGTTTTGTCTTGTCCCTCTGCCACAGAAACTACGTCTTCTGCTCTGATTGTAACACCAGCATATCTTAATATCTTAACTATCAGTTGAGTTTCCTCTTCTGGGTGTAACTCAAAGTCCTGGAAATCTGATGCAGTTGGATTATAAATAGGATCACCATTTGGGTTGCTTAAATAAGTCCATTTGGGTGTTAATGGGGTTCTGTAGTAAACCAAATCAACATAGGCATCATATGGAGATACTTCGATATTTTCTCCGAACCTTGTGTATACTTTATATGTTTCTGAAGGAGATGATAGGTTCGCTTGATTTAAAAAGTAAAACTCAGTCTTATCAACTTCCTCTACAACAGCATCTCCACACAAAACAGTGTTGATCATGTATAAATCACTAGGTAATGTCAACTGATTATTTCCTGCTGCACTTAGAGATACTTTTTCTGTAAATATATCTAGCTTGTGTGATATGTCTTTTACCTCATCAGTTGCCCCTCTAGACCCTCTTCTATTATTCTTAGCCATCACAGCTTTTCTATAGTTGTCAAAGTACTCCTGATAGATTTCTAACTGTGCTGATTTTGCAAATAGATTAAATTCGCTAGGTGAGATATACCCACTATTATCCTTGTCTATGATAGATAATACTGTATTTCTAACGCTGTTAATCATCTCTTATTTTTAAGCAAATTTACGAAAAAAAGAAACCCCTCTTTTATGGAGGGGTTCTGTATAAGACGTTGAAGTAAGATTTATATCTTCTTCACAATCGCTTCCATTAAGTCCATCCCTTCGTCCGTCTTAAAGTAAGATGCTAAGGCTGCAATCGGATTATCTCCAAATGTAACAGTCAACACCTTTTGCTCTGACTTGTCATTCCAAACAACAGTTCTGTTGTCGTCTTTAACTCGCAATATGCCGTTGTCTACGGCTCTTATAGCTAGATTTCTAAGCTTGATATCTGGATCATTCGCATAATCAAGAAATTCTCTAGGATTAGTTCTAGCGTACTGTATCATGTCTCTTTTTAATTCCGAAGAAGTAAGTTTGGATACGTCTGCTCTAAAAACTATTCTACCTATTGCCTCTAAGTCTTCTATAGGCATTTCTCTTGCAGTTAACTGAGCATCTAAGACATACTCTTCAAAATCTAATTCTTCTTGAGCATCACGATGTGGATCCCACTCTTCATATTCCACCCCATTATCAGGATGGTAGATGCTTAGAAATTTCTGTAAGTTCACATTGTTTGCTGGAACAGTTAACATACCATTTTCAAACTCAATAGGTGATGGTATCACATATCCATCCTGTTCATCCATGAAAGGAGTAATACTGTTTGTTGCGTAACGCAAAGGTCTATAGTTTTGTCCATCAAACCACTGTAATGGTTTGTTCCCACTATGTGAAGATCTAAGTAAATATGTAATTGGGCTTTTGTTTCCTAACAGAATATATCTTCTGTCTTTCATAACCCATTCTTCTTTTTTAGCACTAGGACGTGCTTTTGTAGTATTTGCCATTTTATTTTATTTTATTTTATTAGATTAAAAAAAGGGAAGTGTAGCCAAATGACTACACTTTCCCTAATAAATATTACTTCAATAATACGAAGTTATTTGCTCCCATAACACAAAGTGCACGCTCTGATAAGAAGTGTACTTGCATTGCATCAAGGTCGCTTGTGCTAGCTCCACCAGCAGAACCTAAAGTCCAAGTTTTATACTTGCGATCTTCAGCTTCAGACTTGCGGTAACGTACGTGTAAGAAAGGACGTTTTGCGTTCTTACCTAACACTTGATCGTAGATAGTAGTAGTACCAGCAGGAACTAATACACCATCGATATCGTCAATAGCACCACGAGTAGTAGCATCATTTAAGTATTTCCAGTCAGACTTATAGAAGTCATATCCGATGTTGAATCCAGAGAATCCAAGCTCTAAAGCCATATCTTTGTCGTTGTCAAACAATCCGAAAGATGCTGCACCAGCAGTTCCATAAGTGTTAAGACCTGCAAGCATGTTGTCAATCTCGAAAGATTTGTCACGGCTAACAAAAAGAACGTTCTCTTGAATAGCACCTTGCTTGTCTAATACTTTTACAATGTTCTCTACATCTGATTTACCAGCGATAGATCCAGTAGCAATATTACCTCTTGACTCGATAGCAGAGAATAAACCTTCTGTACCTTTATATCCTGCAGTTTCAGCAGCAGAACCAGATGCAGCAGTTTCTCCTTCTACCATAGAAGTTTCTAGGTAATCTTCAAAACGTAAACGAGTTTCGTGCTCAGACTTCAAATACCATAGATATCCAGTAGCTCCGTTTTCAGTAGTTACTTCAATCCATCCGATTTGAGCCATGTCAGAACCAGCAACTTCGTATTTGTCTTTGATAATAATTGGGCTATTTTCAAAGATATCTACGTTAGCTTCTAGAGATCCTTCCATTCCTCCAGTTCCTTTTTTGAATTCAGAACCGTAAGCATAGATAGTTAATCCTGTTGTACCAGTTAAACCAGCACCAGTAAGTGTAGCACCACCATAAGCAGCGACAGTAAAGTCAGCTCCGTTAGCGTCTACAGATGTAATAAGAGCCTTTGCTGTGTTAGTTCCATCAGAAATGATTACTGTTTGGTTAGCACGGAAAGGGTGAGAAGCTGAGGTGATAGTTTCACCAGAACGAGAAGCAGCTTTTACGATTAGGTGTAAACGACCTTGCTCTGTCCATTTGATAAGGTCAGAGTTTGAAGGAAGTTCAGCACCTACTAAACGTAAGAAAGATGCAATCGAACGGTTTCCATAACGCTCAAATTCTTTTTCATAAAGATCAGGGAGATACTGATTTAAAAAATCAAAATCTGTGATGTAGTTAGTTGATAACACCGACTTAGTTGGAGCAGGTGTAATCGGTACTCCAGCAGGAGTAGGTGACATTGTTACAGCCATTTTAAATAATTTTTAAGGTTTTTAACTTCTTTTTCTAATTTTCAATCTAGAACCAGCATCTTCAGTTACAGCCCTGAATTTAGTTGCCCCATCACTGCCAGTAACTACGTTTTGTTTTACAGACATGTCAATGTTTTTTGTCTCTTTTACTAGACCATTAACAGCATCTGCAGTTCCCAAATCGTAGAAATACTTGGCGAATGCATCAGGATTGTTTGCTACAGTCATCGCTTTATGATAACCCACAGCATCACTAACTTCACCTTTTTCATTCAAGAAACCTCCTACGAAGTTTGCTATGTTTGAGTTTCGGCTTTTTACGGACTCTTTATCCTTTAGTTTGTAAACCTGTTTCTTTTCTCCTAAGTCAAACTCGAAACCTTCGATTTGATTGAAAAGTTCATCGGTTTTGTTTTTGAAAACCTCAGCTCTCTGTTTCACTAAAGAATCCTGCTTTTCCTGGTTCTGCTTATATTCGCTATAAAAGTTAAAAGCTTCTTTATACTGTTCAGGTACGTTGGCTTCACTTGACTCAAGTGGCTTGTAGTATTTCTCCTTCTGAGTAGAAAAATGCTCTTTAGCTTTATACAACTCTTCTTTTAATGCAAGTTTTTTGTCTCGCTTCGAATCTTCACTATCATCATCATCAGACAAAAAATGTTTTCCAATGTGATAAGATATGTCTTCATCGTCAAAATGTGGCTTGTTTTCTTTAATGTATGATTTTAATAAATCTAATTCAGACATACTATCGTAGTCTTTGCTTAAATTCATATAATCAGACAAGCCTCTTCCTGTCTCTTTTTGATACTTTAAAAAGGCTTCCACATCTTCTGTAAGCTCGATTTTATCTTCTTGCTTATCGTTATTTGAAAGAACGTCATCTAGATTCAGATCATACTTGCTTAGGTATTCTCTAACTCTATCTTCATCTGAAACCTCAACGGTTTCTTGTTTTTCTTCTTGAACAGGCTCTTGTACTTCTTCTTGCACCTGTTCTTGTGCTTGTTCTTGCACCTGTTCTTGTACAGGTTCTTGCACTTCTTTTCCCTCTTCGACCGATTGCTCTTTATTTGTTTCTTCAGTCCTTACGGTTATTTTAGAATCGTCTTCATCCAACGATCTTAATTTAAAATCTGCCATTATATTTAATTTAAATTTATTTAATTATTTGCAAAATTAAAAAGAATAAAAGAGCCCTTTATGACCCCAATATTCTACTTACCATTTCATTTGACGATTCATTTTGAAAATCGACAGCCATCTGATCATTTTTTCTTTGCTCTATCATTTTTGATTGATTAGAACTCTGTTTGTCAATCCTTTGGTCTTTTCTATCTTCCTTCATCGTCTCTCTCTTCTCCAACCCTCTCTGTTCCAAACTTTTTGTTGCAAGATCGATTTCGAATTTTTGTTTCATAATCTCTAAATCAAGCTTTGCTTTTTCCTGCATCTTTTGTATTTCGAAAGTTGCTCTTGTTTTCTCTAGCTCCATTTCTGCCTGATACTTATATTGCATTTCTTGCATTTGAGATTGAGAAGCAGCTTGAGCTGATTTTATGTTAGACTCTGTCTGCATATTAATATTGGCTTGCTTTTTCTTTAAATCAAGAACCTCTTTTTTACCTTTTCTTATTTTGAGAAGCATGTTAGCCAACTTTATGTTTTTGACATTTCTTATGTCTATAGCGTCATCTAAATCTATTTTTTCACCTTGAAGAGATTGTTGTATGTTTTGTTCAAGCATATTTTTCTCTTCCTCATCTGGATGCAATTCAATTTCAATACCAAAGTCATGTATATGAAGAGACTTTATATCTTCTAATATATCAACTGCATGACCACCGATCATATTAACAAAACTGTCTCTCATGTCCCCATATTCAAGCATATCAGAGAATCTATAAGATACTGCAGTAATAAGCTTGTTAACTAGGTTAATTCCAGATTGAAGTATGTGTCTAGTGGCCGTATTAGAGTTTAGTGCCGCTAGCTTCTGTACACCAACAAGAGTTTTTGCATCAGGAGTAGAAGCATCTCTCGCCTCATTGATTCCTGTGACATCTCTTATCATTTGTATATAATGATTATACATGGAAACTAAAGAATTTATTTTTGCATTAGATCCTGAGCTAGTTAGTTCCTGTACAGGTACTTTTGCATTATTAAATTCACCTTCCTCGGTCAAACTTCGTCCCACAACACTTCCAGTCTGGAAATACATGCTGAGAGCTTCATTCGGATTATAAATAGCTCCATTTCCAAGATCAACACTTGCAATACCGTCTAAATCCAAGTATACTCCATCTGGAATCATTTTTTGAATTACTTGCTGTAATTTTAAATGTGTAAGTTGTATTTGGTCCGCAAAAGGAATCATTCTTTTTACAATAGAATCAATCTGACCTCTGTACATTTTTGGCGCACTTACAATGTATGGAGCATACACCTTTTGTATTCCTGACTTTGGTCTCACCATGTTTTTCATTAGATCCCACTTGAGAACGTAATTCGTCCCTAGAACAAGAACACCTTCGTACCATACATCTATTCTTTTTGAGCGTTTTACAAATCGAGCCTGCTCTGTTTTTGGTGGGCTAAAAGAGTCATCTTTTTCTATAGCTCTTTTCCCTCCATTAGCAGTCTCCTTAACCTTATATACAATGTTTTTATCTGTTTTGTAGCAGAAATATAGTAAGGTGGCTGTATTTGAATCGAAATTGTCTGTCTTGTAACCTCCTCTTATACCTTGATATGCATCCCACTTTGCACTTAACTTAGATATATCTTTGATATCTTCTTGTGTTAAAGATGGGTCTATTTTTTTTAATTCGGTTATGTTAACGTTTTTTACCTCTCCGAAATAATAGCAATCATCAAAATTAGGGTCTTCCGTAGGGGACCATATCATATTTGCTGGGTCTACATATTCTATCTTAATACCATCATGGGTATTATAGCTATGCTTTACGCTTGATATTCCGATAACAGTTGCATCTTCATCAACTCTTCTTTTTGTAAGCTCAAAATCATTTACGTTGAGAATAGCTTCTAGAGCCTTTTCTTCTGCCACCTCTATCTTTTGTTTGTAGGCGAGCTTCATATGTAGCTCTAACTCTTCTGATGTTTCTGGCAGGGCAGCAGGGTCATTAACAAAACCATTTACACCTGTTTGACTTTGTATATGCTCCAAGATAGGTCTAGCTAGCATATCTTTTTCTATCTCAGTTCTATAGTCTTGTCTTCTAGTCCTAGACGTGTCGTCTACAGCCTCTACCTTAACATCAAACAATCTGTTCGACATACCGTTAACAACAATATCTACGAATTTTGGTACGATAGGTACAGGAGTCCAGTCAAGGTTTAAATAAGAAGTGTCACCATTGACCGCTAATTCGTTTTTGTATTTTTGAACAGACTGCTCTCCACGAGCGTACATCCTCAACTTGTGAAAATTATCTCTGTTGTTATAAAATCTTGCTGCTCCATTATCTTTTCTAAACCACTCTGACTCTATTGCCTTTCCAACCGTGAGTCCATACTCCTTGGAGGCTTTTTTTGAGTCAGGCGCTAGCTGATCAGGAAAAGAAATGTTAGCAATTTTAAAGTCGTCTCTTAGCATACCGTTACTTTATAATTTCGCTGTTCAGGCCTGTATTATCGTACTTTGCAAAGTTAACGTTTATTTTATTATACTTTTTCTCAGGCTTATTTATAAATCTTTGATTTGCCATTATGGCTAGACCAGAGCTAACTGTGGCGTCAAACTTGGTTCTATTAAATATGTTGTAGTTGGACCAATCCTTCAATGTTCTCATAAAATACATCTTTCCCATAGCCCCTACATCTCTGTAGACACCTATATTGTCTACTCCTACATTCTTCTCTATGTAAGCTTCAATTGCTTCAGCGTGAATAGATATCACCGCTTGTGATGAAGGAACTCCACCAAGCTCTCTTTCAGACTTAGAAAGATCGTGTTTTAGCTTGTCTGGTCTGTTCATAGAGAAAGCTCTATAGCCTCTGTTCTTCATATAGTAAAGCAACCTTGGCTTATTATTCTCAACTAATATAGGCATTCCATAAAAATGCATTGCCATCAAAACATCCTCATAAAACAACTCTGCCGTTTGTGGTCTTGCTATGTATTCCAGGAAAAACAGTTCAGATGGAGCGTTGTCAAAATTAACCTTTGTAAGCCCATGTAAAGCACCTTTTGAACCTGACCCACCAACAACTCCAGATATATCATAAGAGTCACAACCAAAGCTTCCTATGTGGTCGTTAAGAGGGAAAAACTTTCCTCCGTCTTTTCTTACATTATTCCTCAGTTCTTTTGGTGGTAACCAAGTTACATAGAACCTGCCTTTTCTATTAGGCATCCAGACAACTTGTGAATCTCTTTTACCGTCCATCCAATGAAAGTCTCCTCTTTGAACAATAGACTCGATACCTGTAGTGTCGTTGTAATCTATCTGTTCGTATATCTTTGTTAGATTAAAAAGGCTGTTTTTAGACTCATCTCTAAATGCATGGTTCTCTGACCTCGGAAACTGTCTGTAAAATTCATTTAATGCGTCTGCATCGTTTTTTAAAGAATAAACTTCATTTTCCCAATAATCCAATACTCCTTGATCGATGTAATCACCATATGTTGTTAGCGTTTCCTCTTTTGGAGTTCTAAACACAGGCTGTCCATACATATCTATAAAACCTTCCATATTCCATTCCATTGGAATAAAAAGATGATATAGTCCGCTTTTAGTCTGTCCATTGGAGTTTCTTTCCTGTGGATTGCTATCGTAGAATAGTTTTTTGAAGTTGTCTCCTCCTTTATCTAAAGCGTTTGATGTTGATCCCATCATACACTTTCCTATAATCCTACGACCTAATCTTAGCGTAGTTTTAGTGACACGCCAGTTGTTGAGGATATTATCTGGACGTTCCCATTTTCCAGATTCATCATGCACAAGGAGTCGTAGCTTTTCCCCATCGTAGGAGTTATCTCCAGTGTTTTTCCAGTCAATAGTTGTGTCGAGCCCTGTAAGATTGTCTGTGTCTTCTGTATTTTCGATATTCTTTCTTGTGAGCTTTGATGCTGGTACTCTGTAGGCAAGCTCTGTTTTTGGTCTATCCATACCATCTTGAATTGGTCTGAAGAAGAATGGATAGTTTGTTGAGATTGGGACAACCTTGTCGGTGAACATTTTTTTGGCATCTGCACCAGTCTTGGATAAAATACCGAACCTAGCATCTGAGGTGATTGTAGCTTGGTTGACTGTTTCTGACGATGACATAAAGCTAAATCCACTCCGTCTATTTTTGAGGTAGCACATTCCATAACATCTGTCGTCTGCTTTGCACGCTTCCCAATAAATAAAAAAGATTCTGTTTGATTCTCTGTACTCTGGCTTTCCAACATCAATCTTTGTCCATTGGAGGTACATGTAGTGAGACCCAGTAATATAAGTAGGATTACCATTATTTTTAAACCAGAAACCAGAATCTCTTCTTTCAAACTCATCTTCAATGTATGGGATCCATGACTCTTTGAATGAAGACGACATGCCATTCCACTGGAATATGGTCTTGATCTTATTGAGCTCTTTTGGGTATTCAAACTCCTCCCAGAACTGCTCCTCTTTTTTCTTGCTGCGCTCATGTATTTTTTTTGGCTGCAAAGGTAAGGCTATTTTCAACCCACTTATATTGACTACATCGCCAATTTGTCCTGTTTTAGATATAACCACAACATCATGGTCTTTGTTGTAGCCATAATCCCAAGCTTTATTTTTATTTAGTTTGTCTATCACTTTTGAATCAATGTGATAAACAAGCCTCATAAGCTCAAGACTTTCTACCTCTCGACTCAGCGAAGCCTTGGAAAGACTCTTCTTTTTTGGTTTCTTTAGATCCTCCATCTTCTAGCTTTTCTCTTTCTAGTTGTATTCTGTTCAATATCTCAAATGCATCGAATATAGCCAACTTCTTTGTGGCAGCAGCGTTTTTCAATCTATCTGCAGCTAAATCTTCTGATGGGTCATCTGTTATGATTTCATCATGAGCAACCTTGATGAGCTCCTCTACAGCCTTTTCGCCTGCAGCAATGACTCTTTCTATGGTTTCTTTAATATCTTTTGACATAAACGTACTCAAAGCTTCCTGAGAACGTAGTTGTAGCGTACCAGTAATCTTTATCCATTTTAATTTAATTTAATGCAAATATCTTTAGTCTTCATTCGATAGAGTAATGTGTCGTTAATTTCGAACTCATATTCACTATCATCTAAATATCCAACCCTATCTCCTTCTGTAACACCTAATGCTTGCAAAGACTTGTTTGTGTATTTCATAGTTCCTATATTCTTATTATATCTTCCTACAAAAACTCCTGTCTCCTCCTCTTTTTCTGGACGGACAAAACAAAACTCATCAAAGCTAAACCAGTTATTATCTTTCTTAACAAGGTATATTTGATATATGTCTACAAGATACAAATTATCTTTGAAATGCTCACGGCTTTTACGCTCATAGCCTTTCATGTCATAATATGATCTAAAAATATTGTGATGTATTACAACTAAATCTCCTTTCGAGATTTCTCCTTTGTAACCAACAGGCACTTCTACAACTTCTCCTATACGGTTTACATCCTTATGATTTTCTATGGATGAGGTAAGTATTACTCCGTTTTTCTCTTTGTTGTATTCTGACCGTCCGTGTGGTTGTATTAAGAATTTATTTAATGGATTAAAAATTGACATTATATTCGATTGTAATAGGCATATTCTTATTGAATTCTTTCCATTTTTTTATTTCATCGCCTTTTTGTATCCATACATTGTAACTTAGATCGTCTTGCGTTACAGCGTGTATTTTCCAATCACCACCCATAACGACTTGATCAATCATATAATGCATAGCATCCTTGTAGTTAGCTCCTACAGAAATCTTTCTAATATGCTTCATTTAATTAAATGATATGAAACTTTTTATATTTGTACAATAGGATCTTTCATCCATCCTGCTGCTGCGTAATTTGAGTAATTTCCAGGATTTGTAAGCAACCCTGTAGTCCCATAGTGTTCTATCTTGAGGCTGTTAGAAAAACTTAGATATGGAACTTGCCACTTATAACAAGAAGCAACACTTAAAACACCAATATATTGATTTGCTGATCGAACTCCGTACTTATCTGGTCTTGTTCCCCAATAAGTTGCTGGATCATATCTATGCTCTCCGTGCTCATAATAGCTGTTAGGAGACGGATTGTATCCTGAACCAGTTTGAGGAAGGTCTGTAAAATAGCCCCAAAGAGCCTTATCATGATAAGGGCCTCCTGAGGTCGTTGTTTCTTTATTAGAAGCTAAGTAACTTGCGGTGTCTTCTCCTATTGTCATGTTTTGCTTCTTAAATGTGTAAGAGGAACCGTCTACTGTTATCCTCATCCAACTCTCTGTGTTTGTATCTCCATTTGCTGCAACTCCAATAACCCAATATAGCCTACCTGCACCACCTGAGTAATCAACGTGTGTTTCCCAAGTGTTTTCTGCTGATAATACCATATAATCAAAAGTTTCATCACACTGAAAACTCACTCCATTCCAGAAATATTGATTGTTCATCGCATCGTAGGAAGTAGAGCCGTATTTAAAATATAAATTATTCCACCTACTACCCTGAAAAGGCATTTTAGTTGGATCTGTTACTATTGATGAATCAGTTCCGCTACCTTGTGCGTCTCCAAAAAATGATGATAATAATGCCATGTTTTATGTTTTTTATATAATAACTGTTGGGTCTACAATTCTTTTTGCGTAGGCTCTGTGAGTATATCTGTGATTAGTATAACCTGCTGATCCTGTACCATTAGTCACTGTGTCTGTACTTTTATTAACTGCACACTCAACTTTAATACTGTTTTCATATCTTACAGAAGGTCTTCTTCCCTCTACAAACCATGAAGGATGTAATACATATGTTGTACCTCTTGCAGACCAATCATAAACACCAAATTCATCTTCTTGATCATAGTTAAACCAACTGCTGTTCATGTAGTCACCATACGGAGCCCCTATAAAGTTACCAGCTCTACCTCCATAAGAACTAGTGTAATATCCTCCACTTCTTCCAAAATGACCCCACTCTAGATGTTGATAACCTAATTGAGAACTAGCTACATTATTGTGGGTTCTCAACACAGTTTGAAAAGTATACGCACTTCCATCAACAGTAATTCTTATTTTAGAAATAGCTTTATCTCCTGCATTAAAATCATAAGTAGCATTCCAAGCCCCAAATCCTTTTACATAACACAAATTACCAGCCTCGTTAGAGTGATCCATTATTGTTATCCACTCACCTGCATAAGTAGCAGAGTCGTATTGAGCCCAATCAGCTCCCAATCTAGCAAATGTAGTACTACTAGCTAAAGTACCATTGTCATCAAGCGTATTGGTGTTTCCACCAGGAGCGGTATATGGATCTCCACCAGTAGTTTGCCCTGTATTGCTATAACTATAATACCAAAAATTATTTTCATGATCTCCGTAAAAGGAATGACTATCACTATACTTATAGTAAACAGGACTGGCACTGTGATTAACAGGCAATTTACGAGGGTCTGTTATTACTGAGGTGTCAGTTCCGCTACCTTGTGCGTCTCCAAAAAATGATGATAATGTTGCCATAATTTATTAGTTTTGTCCGATTACAACCCAACCTTTGTTTGATCCACTATAAACCATTTCAAAAGAACTATATCTGTTATCTAGAGTTAACGCTCCAGACAATCCTAATATCTTTTCTGCTCCCCCATCTACCTGGCAAGTGTCTACTTGAGAAAGGTTTGATATTTTAACACTATGTCCCACCGTTGGGCTTGATGGCAGTGTTAGAACCAAATTTGCTGTTAGAACGTAAACCGCTCCAGCTACTGCTGTTGTGTCTGTACTTATTTCAAAAACACTATACAGTGTATCGTTTGCGTCTAGAGTGACGTTCCCATTCCTTCCGTTTACTGAGTTTACGTCTGCCGCATCGTCTCCTTCAAAGTCCGTTCTCAACTGTGCTACGTCATCGTATAGCTCAATAAAATTGTCGTTGCTTTTATCGAATGCACTTCGAATTCCCTCTCCTGTGCCATCGTTAGCTACGGTTCCGATTAAAATGTGTTGTCTTGCCATGGTTCTTTACTTTATATGATAAATGGTATCTGTGTTGTTGTTGTTGTCGTTGTTGGTATTACGTATGATTGATCTCCGCACTCTTCTTCAAATATGAGTCTGTTTTGCCCACCACCGTAACCTGCGTGAGTATAGTAACTAGCTATTCCAAAATCAGCGCTTACATAAAGCTTAACATCACCCCAGAACATCTGATATTGATTTCCGTCTGGGCCTAAGTGTGTTATGTTTTTATTTGCATCTCCCCTTACATATATCTTTTGATAAAATCCATCATTTAAGACAGTGAAAGCATGCGTTTGAGGTACATTTTTAAGCAAGTACTGACCTGTGTTAAGTCCTTGTAGCAAAAACTCATTATAAGGAACTGCATCAAACTCTAACTCTCCGTTTCCATTAACGGTAACTTCTACCTCATTAAGAAGACATTTTGTGTAATAAGTGTTCGCTAAAGTTGTTGTTGTTGTAGTTGGTGCTGCTGTAGTCGTTGTGGTTGTGCTTCTATCCCAGCTAAAACAATTCTGAGCCCCTGCATAACCTAAACTAAATTCATACAGACTAACAGTTACAAATGGTTGATCCACTATTACAGTTATCGCTCCACTATAAAAATAGTAAGGGATGTCGTTTATAGTCTTAATAGATCTTTTGTAGAAATCACCGCTATAGCTTATATTTGAATGCTGAGGTCCAAAATTTCCTGAGTTTGTTGCACCTTCTATAGCTATAGAAAGAGTGTCTGGTACATTAAATATGTAAGTTCCTTCAGGAAGGACAATTCTTTCTCCTTGAGCAGCCAAACTGCTAAACGTAGATGGTGTTGCTAACGAACCTCCTTGTATGCCCAACTGTCCTCCTTGTTCGAATATATCAAAAGATTCGTTAGTCAAAGATATTGCTGTTGTATAATTTTCATCTCCATAGTCTGGAGCAGCAGTCGTAGTTGTAGTTGTAGGCTCTTGAATTACATCGTAAATTGGAGCTACCGTAGTAGTTGTTGTTGATGTAGTAACTCTAACAATATCGCTTCCCATTGTTTGTGAGTTTCCGTCACAAGTGAACCCTGTGAAGCTACTAGCATCAATAATGTCGCTATCAACTTTTATAGTATCATTATCAGCTCTAACTCCGTCTAAAAAGTCTTGGTGAATAAATATGTTTTCCATTCCAAGATCTCCATTACCATAAGACCAAAGACTTACTCTTCCAAAGTTTCCTTCAACTTTTATAGTTATGTCTCCATAATAAAAATCATAAACTCCATCGTTATTACTTCCAACAACATTTTTTAGCTTCTTTTTTGTTGGATCTCCTGTATATGATATTTCTGGGTATTTTCCAAGGTTTAATACTGCTAATGGATCTGTTTCTGGTACATTTTCAATAGTATAAATACCATTCTCTAAAACGTAGTAAGTGTTGTCGAACTCTGTCTTTTCGTTAAATAGAATACGCCACTTATTAAAATGAACCTTATTAACCCCCTTACCTTCTATCAAGCACTCTAGTCTAGTTAGACCTTCTTCTCCTGTAGGTAGTGCTGGTGCTTGCGTTGTAGTTGTGGTTGTAACTTGAGATACATCAGCTCCTAAATCATAAGAACTTAATACAAATCTAGTTCCTGGAACAGTACCCACTATACCTCTATTATCTATAATTGATAGTTGAAAAGAGTATGTTACATCAAAAAGACTTTCATCCCATGTATATCCATTTAAACTTGTTGCATATCCCCCTGGTATTGGAATAATATATATTCCGTTGGCATACAATACTCTTTGTGAAGCTGTCGTTCCATATTGAAACCAGTATCTGTCGTAATTATATCCTCCCTGCGACAAGTCGTACCCTACCTCGTCTGGGAATGTCATTATTAAGTTCCTATTGTCGCCTGATTGTGAATAATATTGTGTAACCCAAAATCTCCCATTTTGATAGGTTGCATAAAGCATAGAATAATAAGATGTAGATCCTTGCTGAATATTAACATCACCTACCCTTACTATATCTTGATTTATCAAAGCACCGTTATCACCCCAATCCGAAACAAAAACATTGTTCTCACCAGCAACCATGTAGTAATAACCAGTGTTAACGCCATATGATGGTACATTGACTAGCTCATAATTTGTGCTTCCAGGCGTTATCAATATTTTACCTAAGTCCCACTGGTTGGATGGATTTCTATAAGTTGCAAGTATAGTGGTGTCGTTTAGGTTTGCCATGGAAAGAGTGTTACTGTTTCCAAAACTGCCTGTTACGTTTGTAAATGCTCCACTAAAGTCTCCTGTGTTCCAAAGAATAGAACCCTTACTTAATATCGGATCCCATCCACAAAAAAACCAAACGCCATTTGCCGAATCATAGGCAATAGTGTCCCACCTGTGGTCCATATAGAACTCTTGAGTAGGATGTGAAGCTGTGTTCCATGTTTTTAAATCGTCACTCCACAAAAATGAGCTTGATCTACCACTATTAACACCAGTTCTTATAGCCAAAAAGTATCTGCCTCCAACATATTTGATTGATTGATCATCTTGTGTAGGATCGTCAAATACTTCTGTTTGATTAAATTTAAGGTATTGTCTTAGCTTTTTAAATACTTCAGCATTTGAGAATATAGCTGCTGCTGAGTTTGGATTCTCCGTGAATGCTTTTAGTCCGTTAGGAGCATTAAGTAAAGCATCCAAAGCCTCATCATTACCCAATATTAAATCAACGGCAGTAGAGCTTTCCGCTATATCAAATGCAGTTTTAGCGTTATCGATAATAATACCAAAACCAATATGTCCAGACACGGTGTTTAAAAAAGCGTCAAACTCTGCTTGTGTTCTTCCCTCAGCCGTTATGTATATAAATGCATTAGACTCTAACTTAGAGTTTTCCTCTCTAGTTATGTTGGAAAGAATTAAGTTGTATGCGGTTGTTCCAATGCCTATTATCTCATCATATCTGTCATGAGACTGCATTTTTTCCAGTAGATTCGGATATGAGATTACTTCTTCAAATGCTAATCTACTTAAAGAGGACTGTTCTAATTGGGAGTCAAACTTTTCACTAGTAATGTAAGCACTAAAGAAGGTGTCATAAATATATACTGCCTTGTCAGATAAAGCCATGTTTTAATTATGCATTAGTCGTTGTGGTTGTTGTAGATGGATCCGCCATAATTTTTTCGTATGCTTCGGTATATCCTATAATTTCATCTACTTTTTCTTGCGTCAATAATCCATTATCAACTAAGCAAGTATCCTCTAACATGTCAATTGATCCTAAACTTAGTTTGTCATATACTAATTGAAGAGACGCATCAGAAGCTTTGTTTGTATAAAAATCAGTAAGCTCTGTGCTGGTTAGAACCTGTTGCAATCCAGATAAATTTATTTTTGATTGAATCCTCAAAGAGAATCTATCAACAACTTCCTCCCTTGTTATATCCCTAACAGTTCCGTCATCTTCCATGATTTGTCCCACAGAGCCAGCAAAATCGTCTTCCACCAAAAGACCCACTCCTTTGTTATCGTAATCTGAAGGAAGATCAGCTTCTATGCTTTTTATCAACTTAGCGTCTAATATGATGTTTTTCATTTTTTATTTTTTTTATAAAGTTCTGGTGTCTATATCGTTCTCGTTCATAAAGCCAATCTCTGGACTGTATTCCTTGTATATGTTGTTCCATTGAGCAAAACCAGAAGGATAAGTTTCTCCCCACATATGTGAATAACCTGTGGTATTTGACTGATAAAGGTTTAAGAAAGTTCCGTCAGCATGCTGTGCAAACAAATAGTCCATATCTGCCATATTATTATAGCTATATCCAGTATAAGCCTGTATGCCAAAGTAAAATTTGTTTCTTTGAACTGGTATAACTTTATATCCATAACTAGTGTCGTCGTAGTCAAAGAAAAGAACCTTTCCATCCGAAACTCTTATGAATGTAGATCTTATCCCAGCTCCGTAATAATAATAGCTATTAAAGGCAACAACATATTTTCCGTCATTAGAAACGCAGCTTCTAACCCCATATGATGAACCTTGTTCATATCCATAGTTTGTCGTCTGACCACTGTGATTAAAGTGGGTGTCATAAATCAAATCATCTCCTGCTCCATTAGGTGTCCATCTATGAGTAAAAGCAGTCCCACCAGTAGCTGGGGTGTGTATGTGCTCAACAACATTTCCATTATCGCAAAGAACAGATATTCCTCTGTAGTTAGCTTCATTTGTGCTATTAGATGGTCTTCCTGTAGAATTGTCTACAGTACCGTCTATTTCCAATGTAAGCTTTAGATTACCTAATACATCATAGTTATATCCTATCTGCTGCTCCCCTTTAGCTATGTCTACTAAATTAAAATCACTAGCAAAACCATACACTTTAGGCGTGTGATTATATGAACCATCTGAAGTCATAACCAAAAGCTTGTTGGTGTTTTTATTGTAACAAACCATTCCGTATCCAGTACCTACACCAGTGATTTGAAATGTTTCATGACTATTTTTCCATCTTTGTGGTTCATCCCAATAGTTTTCAGGAAACCCATAGCTTGTACTGTTAGCATTTCCCTCTCTCATCCAGGCTCTATTGTGCCAACTATCAATAGTCGATGTAGCTATTCCTTTCGAACCACCAATCTTAAAAATATCATTAGTTCTTGAGATGTGGTACCTTTTATCTGCATCACCAACAACAACACCAACATCTCTCATCCAACTATTATTCCACTGATTATCTAAACCTAGCTGTCTCATGTCTGTGTCGTTAAAGTGACCATAATGTGGTCCAAACGTACCGCCATTAGAGGTATAATAATTAGCTTCACCATTAGAACCAGTAGTTGGATATGTGTGAGTATAAAGATGTGTATAATATCCAGCAGTAATTTCTCTATAATTAAATGTGCTATTACTAGCAGTTTTTCTACCCCCAGAAGTTCCGTCAAGCTTCCAATCACCGAAGTAAATAGTTTGTCTCCACCTTTGTCCACTTAACTTATCACAAACCCACTCACCTCGGTGGTTCATCCAGTATATACTGGTTTCATTTGCCGATGAGTCATGGTCAGTTAGCATTACATACGCTGGTCTGTCGTATGGGTGAATATAATTCGAATCGTTATAAACCCCCTCTCTAATCTGTGTTAAGGATGGCAATCCAGATATAGTTGTTTCAAGATTTACAGAACTAGAGTTAAGAGTGTCCTTTGCGTTGTTGATAGCAGCAACTGCATTATCAGCAGAAGTATCAATATCCGATGCAGTTGTATTAAAAATACTTGTTATAGCATCAATAGCTGCTTGTGAATCTTCTTGAAACTGTGCGTTCGAAGAATCTATTGCATCAACTGCGGATTGTGACAGTCCTATTACGACTGCCTGAAAATCGTTTCCCTGTTGAAGTTGTTGCAACCCTTTTGTATACAGAACTACCTGCTCTGCTGTTGCGGTTCCGTCTTGAATCTTCTGAGCTATATCATCAACTAGACTCTGACTTAAAGTTATAGAATTTGCCATCTTTTATTTTTTTACAAATTTACTAAATATATTTTTACAAATTTTGTGCGTAGTACATGTCTGACAAGCCAACCAAGTGGTAAACCGCCTCCATATTATCTCCTCCAGCACCTGCTCCATTAGTCCAAACTTGATTTACAGAATCATAAACAAGAGCCTGTCCTTCTTCTGGAGATGTAACTGAAACATCTGCTAAATCATTCAATCCAGCATTCACATCAACACCACCAGAGAATGTAGCCGATAAATTTCTAAACAAACCTGCCTGATAAATAAATGCATCAGCCTCTACTGTCAGGTCGGTTGTTTCTTTTTTCACCAAAAGTGTAGCTACATGTATAGCTTGTTGAGAGGTGTTGTCGGCTTCTTTAAATTCTTCCAAAAAGATACTTCTTTCTCCAACATCTTTGTTATCATAGTATCCTCTACCATAATAAACAACCAAAATATCTGGTGTAGATGGGAAATAATATATCCTTTGAATAGAATATTTGTTATTAGGCATATTAGCCAAAGTTCCTGATCCATTATCAAACTTAGTTGGATCAATAGTAGTATATCCCTGTCCAGTAGGACCATCGTCTTTTATAAAGCCTCCAGATCCATCCTGATAATATCTATGGATAACACACTGAGTCTTTGCTCCATCTATGATGTCAGAAGGAGCATTCGGATTTGACGCATAGTTTCTTCCTAGAGCAAAAGCTGTACCAGCAGATCTATCCAAAGAAAGGTTTATACCGTTTGGTGATATAATATGACCTTCTCTTTTTAGAGGTCCAAACAATCTGATAAACTGATTGAATTGAGTTGTATTACCATAAGCTACAGCAGGGAATGTTCTAGCAAATCTTGCAGCACCTGCTGAGTGTATAACAGAACCTATGGTTATATAATTTCTATACTGAGCATCTGTAAATGGATCAGCTTGCTGTAAAATATTACCACTTCCGTCTATATAGATCCACGCATTTAATTGTGCATCATCATTAGAATCTAGATTTGTTATAGTTATAGTTTGTGTATTCCAGCTAACATAATCTACATCAGGATAAGGCTCTGTAGTAGAAGTTTTTCTCAAGTTTACAATAATACCTGTACCTGCTTGAATGGTAAACTGTGTTGTGTTTGCTACTGAAAGCTCACCGCCTTTTAGAATACCTGTACTTAGCTCCTCTGTAATAGTAGAGAGGCTCAAGTCATGACCATGGTATCTGAAGTGCATTTCTTCATGACCCCCTGATTGTCTTATGTATATACCATTATCTAAGTCGGCTGGAGGTGTAGACTGAGAGTTATTAATTCTAATTAGATTCTGCGCCTCTAAATCATCTCCTATGACATCTCCTGTTGCAGTAATGTTTCCTGTAGCGTCAACGTTATTTCCTACAGTAAGATCATTTGTTACTGTCACGTCATCTGGAAGCCCTACGGTAAAAGAAAGATTGCCTGAGAGTGCTTGTGGTGTAGCTGGAGAAACAGAAACCTCATCATTAGTTCCTTGAATCTGAACTGTTTGTGTCTTTTCAACTAATTCATCTTCAATTCTTGTTCTCTCTGCATCCGTAATAATGTATCCTGACCCTTGATCAAAAACATCATTTGTTTCTGTAACACTATGCAAAGACAAGTCCGTAACATCTGTTGGCTTGTTTTTAATGTAAGAGTCCTCTGTAGTAATCCCAGTGTTCCAATCAGACTGAACGTTTACCTCAGCTTCTGCTTCTATACCATCCAGTTTAGTTTTTAGAATAGTAGTAAAATCTTCTTCTGATAATTGTTTTCCTGTTATCTTGTCAACCTTGCTGTCTAAAGCAGATTGCAATCCAGCAATATTAGAAATAGCTAAACTTTCTAGCGTATCCCTATTTGCTTCAATAAAATCAACTACCTCCTGTAAAGAATCTAAATCAACATTGTCGCTTAACAATAATGTATTAATATCATCTATCAGTCCTTTTAATACAAGACCTTGATTTGCAGATAAAGGAACATCGTTGTTATTGCTAACTAAATCATCTATTACATCTGAATGTCTCAGACCATTTACATGTATCTCATTATAATTTGATCTTTCCGTATTTGTGATAATCTGTCCAGATCCTGCGCTAGTAACGTCTCCAAATTCAGTTACTGAGTCGTCACTAAAATCTTTGTCGATTATGGACTGATAATTACTTACAAAGTACCTTTCTTGCGAATGAATAGATCCGTTGCCTTCAATAAAGTTTACAAGAAGCTTTTTGTAATTAGAGTTGTAATCCTGTATCTCGTTAACCTGGAAAATACCAAAATTATTTAGATTTCCCTGTTGGTTTATTTTTATATAGTGCTCATTAAATGCCTGAATATAATTAGCAACATTGTCACCTGAAGCTTGCTTTACGCTTAAAAATATTTGTGTTACTGCAGAAAAAGCAGTTACAGCATTTCCTGTTTCTGTTATGGCAATAATACCTGTTGGATCTAATTCTGCATCTAAGGTTTTATATTCGTATATAACACCGTCAAATTGATCAATAAGAGAGTTGTCGTTCAAAAGATCGACAATGCTCTCTACAGAAAAGTTCTTTGTTGAGTTAGTAGCTGAATCAGTCCCAATCCACTTATCCGATAAACTTGGGGTTGAATCTAAGCCATATGTGGATATCCTTGCCATCTATTCTTTTTATGCAAATTTACGAAATAAGAAAACACATCTTATCTCCCTTGAGAGCGGTACGCCTTCTTGTAGAGCTTTGACGACTTGATTTTAGAGGTTTTTGTTTTTGCGTGTACACCAGGTCTTTTAACCTTTGTTTTCTTGTAATGTACAGTTAAAATCCCCTTAGCCATTTTTATCGTCTTTCTTTACAGCAGAGCCGAAGTAATAGCCAAATATACTAAGGGCAACACCCTCAACGATACCTATCATATGGATAAATATCTCTTTGTTTTCTACAGGCACCTCTGTTGTAACAACGGTATAGACTAAAAATCCGAACGCAGCTAATCCAACAATACCTGTTAAGGTCATCATCCAATCTCTGCCTCCTGAAGCTACGATAGCAGCCTCTCTCTTTCTAGCTGAATCTCTGTCTGCTACCTCTAGTCTGTAAAGTTCAACAAGCTGATCGTGTGCAGCAGCTTTTTCTTCTTCAGACATATCAGGGTCTGTATCAATAAGGTTTTTAATAACACCTAGCACCCCAGAATCTGGCAGCACTTTTGACGCTCCTTTAACGACTCCTGGAAGTACACTAAGCAATATCTTGCCTAATCCAGTCTCTTTAAAGGGTTTTTTAGCATTATGTTGCTTCTCTGTACTCATATGTAAATATATTTAGTTTTACCATTAACTTTTTCTGCTTTCATTACACGACCTCTATTTTGATCCTCCGAAACATAACTGACGTGAACCCATGCTGGGTTTTCACTATCACCAAACTCCCAGATGAGCTGGTCAAAACTTAAGTTATCTTTAATGTAATTGAACATTTCAGCATTTGTCTTGTGTCCAAAAGTGTCATCCAGGTCAATCGCTCTACCCTCGCAATGCTGTGACCGACTACTTCCTCCAATAGCCTTATTTAGCTTAGGCGATCTATAAAAACTGTTTATTTTTACTGGTCCCCCAACCCACTCTCTAAGGGGCTCGAATATTTTTTCTGCAACTATTTCCATATTCTGTTGCTCATAAGCTCCTGGCGTGTTATCAATTCCTCTTCTAAGCGCTGTATTAGATTTTACAGCTTCCTTGTAACTGATGTGATCTGATATTTTCATTTTATGTTATTTGATTTACAATATTTCCATTTGAATCTCTAATTTCAGTAATCCACGAATTATTATTATCAGCAGGTGTATCTACTATATTAGATATAAGTACGGCATAATCTGGGGAAGTAGAGAATATGTCTGTAACATAAGGATACCAACCTGGACTCTGATAGGTTCTATAGGGCACTGTGGAGCTAGTAAATATTTTATCGTATGTTTCTGGATATCCATTCTGTCCGTCATGAGCGTAGTATATGTTTCCAGTAAACGAATAGGTCAGTGACTGGTCTAATGCATCTTGATAATTTGTATAAGGGGTTAGTATAGTCCCAGTATCACTTGTAGGATATAGCAAGGCTCCGTAATCCCCAAGGTACTGTTGTCCAGAAGGAGTTGAAATATCAACTAAAACATTTGTTGTTACATTTGTGTTACTCCAAAGACCTAGTATCTCAGACGTTGTTCCGTCAATCTTAATCCAAACAAAGTCATCTTGTGTTGGGTCTATATTTTCATTATAAGCAACACTACCATCATACTTCATAGCTATATAAACGTAGTCGTGACTTTTTGGGAAATCAGACCAAACAGAAGTGAATAATCCTACGTTTGATCCGTTTTGACCGTAAATAAAATCACCAACATCTGGACTTGACACTGAGTTTCCTTGTGAGTCCCTAAAAATCAATAAATATCCTATCCCAAACGCTGAATTTGTACTAACCTGAGAGTAGCAATACTCCATAAGTCTTTTAACTTCATTTGGAGTTTCGTGCATACTGTTATATCTCAAGTCGTTACTAAGATTTGATGTATAAACTCCTTTTGGATATCCTATTAAATTATTTGGATCTGATATTGATATAGATTGGTTTAATGTTGACGAATCGTTTACTTTGTCTAAAATGTCACTTACATATAAATATCCATTTGCATCTGGGGATATCTCTAAATAAGTAGAAGGTAATTTTAACCTATAATCTATTAATCCATCATTGTCTTCATCAATACTATTAGGATCCCTTATGTAAGAAATACTAGGACCAACAATCATGTAAAGAGGATAATCAGAAGCTGATCCGTAATAAATAGTGTCAACCTGGTCGTTTACGTTTACAGAGTTAAATCCTCCGCCTCTCCATCCGTCATAAATGTAATCACCAATCTGCGGTGTAGAACTGTCAAATTGATATTGAGCAAATCCATTACCTCCATACAGTTCTCCTTCATAATCTTGGAATGTGGATATACTAGTCATCAGACCTGTGTTTTGTCCAGTAGGGGAATCAGCTTCAACTGCTCCAGTTAATATAGTATGTAGGGCATACAAAGTGGTTCCAGACCCTTGAGTGGGTCCTGAAGAAGTTGTAGGAGCAGGAGTAGGACTAACTGTAGGTGCTGGTGTAGGAGCAACTGTAGGTGCTGTTGTAGGTGCTGTTGTAGGCGCTGGTGTAGGAGCAACTGTAGGTGCTGTTGTAGGAGCTGGTGTAGATGATGTAATTATTTCAGTTATTTTTACATATCCATTAGCTTGTTCCAGTTTATATATTGGGTAAGCAGCATAAGGGTTTCCAATTAAAGAAATACTATTTGCAACAATCTTCATATATACTGGCGATGAAAAAGCTGCGTAAGGAGGAAATTCATATGTTGAAATTAAATGTGTGTCATCACTATTTATAAAAGTGCCATCCTCATCCGCAATAAAAGTACCTACTGCTAATGAACTTGTGTCAATTTTCATTTCACGACTTCCTGCGTTAGAAGGCTCCAATCCGTTTGGTTCAGTTAAATCACTTAATGTGTATGTAAATCCAGGATAATTTGTTCCTCCATAACTCAAATTAATTGAAAAAGAATCGGTTGGGTTTCTTGTATTCAAATAACTCATATAGTGCCACGTATCGGTTGTCACAGAATCAGGTGTATCACAATTATAAGTATTTAAAACTTCTCCAGTTGTGTATGATACTTTAACCATATACCCAAAAGAAGAGTCATTATCAGTTTGAGACACACCATACCAGTAATTACCTCCATAGAAAGGATTACCAGTTGAAGCATAATAGAGAACAGTTCCTATAGGTGGAGGAAACTCGGTTCCTGTGTAATATAAGTCTGTATTGTGGTTTGCAGTAAGGTTACAGGCTTCTGTGTAATTAAAGTCAGTAAAATGAGGATAAAGACCCTCTTGATCTGCACCATCTGCATAAATATAAATAGTCC